TGGAACTATAAGCAGCGATCAATATGGTTTTATTTCTTGGTCGCCTGATGGAAATGCCTTATTAAAAACTCTTGCTTTGTGGTATGATGATGCTCTTATAATGAAAACACCCACATCTTTTGATGTTACATCACTTACCTCCTTTGAACCTATGTTTGAGCTGGATCAGGGTTCGGCTACTTATATTGTGGATTTTAAATTTGGAGATAGTGGCACAAAATTATACGTCTTAGACACTTCACAAGGCTTATATCAATACACGTTATCTACGGCTTATGATATAACGACTGCAAGCTATGCTTCAAAAAGCTTAACAATTAATAACAACGCTTATGTTCAAGGTTCTACAATTCTTTTTTCGGGGAATGGATCGGAGCTTTTGGTAGCAAGAACGGATGGCATAGATAGATATGAGCTATCTACAGCATGGGATTTAAGCACTGCTACGCTTGATGCGAAATACACCCCAACAGGCTGGGCCAGTGGTAGCCGATGTGCGTTTAGCTCTAACGGCGATAAATTGTTCATAGTTGGGAATACATATAAAGATACTTTGTATACATATCCACTTAGCACAAATTGGGATATATCTACCACAGGCACCGCTACTCTTTTAGAGGCTCCGTTCAGAATGCCTTTTATTTTTGAAATGTGTGATTCGGGCGGCACTCTCCTTACGGGAACTTCAAGCTATTCTCTAACGTATGAACTGCCAACGCCAAACAACTTTTCGTCTTGCGGCTTCAATGGTAGGCTATTTCACAACAGAGGGTCTCAAGGGGGTTTCTATACGTGTATTGAATTTAATTCAGACGGAACCGCTTTTTATACTTTCTTTCGTGGGGCGATATATAAATACACTCTCTCTACCGCTTATGATCTTTCCACTATGTCTCTTGATAGCACATCAAGTCATAGTTATCCAAATTCAGGTTATACTGGTGTGATTGCTAGTGTTGCTAAAGATGAAACTCATGTTTTAATAGCTACTGATTATAATGATACAATCTATCACTATAAAATGACAACGGCGGGTGATGTATCGACGCTTACGTCTGAGGGGAATTATACCTTCAATAATTGTAGGTATGCTAGATTTTCAGAAGATGGTTCTTATTTCTACGTAGTCATAGGTGATTTTAATGTTTATGCTTATGCGCTTTCAACCGCATTTGATATATCAACCAAAAGCGCGACATCAGCAAACTTGGGCAACTCAGGTAGCCTTACTAGATTCTTTTCCTTAGAGAATGAAGATACCAAGCTAACGATGACTTCTTATGCTGATTTTAAAGCAAGACAACTTACTGGATCAGATGCAACTTGGTCGATAAATGCTAATTTAGTATATACTATAGGCGCAGATACACAGCCAAGATATGATAATGATAAAACATGGGGTCACGGCTGGAATGGTGATGGAACGAAATTTTTCCAGAACTATTTTTATACATTTAGTTACGGCGTTTCGGGTCATAGAACATGCGTAGTCTATGACGTAATACAATAGGGCTTAAAAGAATGATGTATGTAAAAATAGTAGATAATGAAGTTGAAGCCTTCCCGTATTCTATTGATATGCTTAGAGCTGACAATCATAATATTGGCCTACCCGAAAGACCTAGTAAGGAGCTTTTGGAAAGTTATGGGTGCTATGAGGTTAGGTCAGGAAACACTCCATCAGAAGATAGATTGACGCATACCATAATGCAAGGAAGCGCACCTGTTCAAAGGGATGGTATTTGGTTTCTTGATTATGTCGCTGAAAGAAAGACCCAAGAACAAGCGGAAAGAAACATTAGAGGCGAGCGAGACTTTAGGCTGTCTGCAACGGATTGGATTATAATAAAGCATCAAGAATTAGGTACGGCTATTCCAAGCGATTGGCTTACCTATAGGAGTGCGCTTAGGGATGTGCCTTCTCAACACGGGTTCCCTTATGATATAACGTGGCCTAACCAACCCGAAGCATAAAGGAAAATGAATGTCTGGCTTTCAACCATTATCTTCCGCTCCATTAGCAGATGATGGCGGTGCTATTGTTTATGAGTTGATTGCCTCAAATATTGTGGCGGGTAGCCCTTCCGTGCCTAACGCTACATTCGTGCAAATACATTCCCTCACGCCTAACGCTATAACTACGGGCGCGGTTTCCATACCCACAAGCAACATGGCGGAAGATGAAACCTTTGACGCCGTTGACTGCATTATGGGCGCTCCTTTCCTTGGTTCCCCCGCGTTCACGCAAACACACGCGCTTGTGCCTAATGGTATCACAGGTGGCGTCAATGTATTTGAGACCCCTGTTATGGTCGTCAATGTTGATTTAGGAACGCCAGCGGGAATCACTATTGGAGCACCATTGCTGGGCGTGGCTTCATTCGTTCAAGGCCACACATTTACGCCCTCCAATATAAATTCTGGCGCGGTTGTTTTGGACGCCCCAAGCATGGCGCAAGATGAGGGCTTCTTAGCAAATTCTATATTCACTGGTTCTCCAAGTTTGGGTACTGCACCTTTTACGCAAGGGCATACATTATCCGCTAATAATGTTTTAGCATCTGCCCCTGTGATTGCTGATGTAACGATTGCCCAAGGCCACTTTTTATCTGCGTCTGATATAGCAGCGGGGCTTCCAGTGTTAGGTTCACCCGTATTTAATATTAGCGCAGTACTTGCGGCGGATGGTATAACATCGGGCAATCCTACGGTTGAGCAATCCACTTTTACACAGGGGCACACCCTGACACCCGCAGAGCTTGTCTCTGGTGTGCCTAACGCGGATGCCGCGAGCATCACACAAGTCCACGCACTAATCGCCTCAGATTGCGTCTCTGGCGCTCCTGTAGTTGATGACTGTAACATGGCGGAAGATGAAACTTTTGTTACTTCAGACCTAATCACACCCGCTCCTGTGCTTGACGCTCTTTCAATGGTGCAGAACCATGCGCTCTTGGCGTCTGATATATCCTCTGGGTCGCCCGTAGTGGATGCTGTTAGCTTTGTGCAAGTACATGGGTTTACCGCTCAAGGAATTACATCGGGTGCGCCATCGGTTGCCGCGATTTCAATGTCTGAGGACGAAACCTTTACAGCGGATGATATTGTTTTGGGTGCGCCTTTTGTGGGTTCGCCCGCTCTTGTGCATAATATAGTTCTAAGCACAAGTAATTTGACGGCGGGGAATGCTTCGGTTCCTACCTTATCGCTTGTTCAGGGCCATTTGTTTAGCACAACCGATGTGACCCTTGCGGCCCCTGTGATTAATAGCACCACATTTACTCAAGGTCATAACTTTGCCGCGAGTGACATATCATTCGGTGCGCCTAGCGTGGGTGATAGCACCCTTACTCAAGGTCACACCCTAGCGCCAAATAGCTTTGATGCGGGAAATGTATCTATAGGAAGCACTTCATTACATCAAATCCATAATTTATCTCCAAGCAATATAACCACAGGCGCTCCAGTTGCGGGTAGCCCTCAGTTGAACGTGGGCTTGCCAAGGGTGGTATCAATTAGTCAGGATAGTAGGAATAAGGCCATAGTCCCAACTCATAACTTTGCAATTCTGGTAAATGATGGTATCAATGAGTAGTGAATATCTACAAACGGGTGAAGCATGGCCTTCTTTATCAAGCAAAATGACACCGCCCCTATACTGCAAGCAGATTTAAAAGATGCGAACAATACGGCGGTAGATGTAACGGGGGCAACCGTAACCTTCAAAATGCGTCCCGTTAGCTCTACTAGCGCAACCATCAATGGCGCGGCTACAATAATTGATGGTGAGGCGGGTTCAGTAAAGTATGAATGGGTATCGGGAGATACTGCAATAGCGGGTTCTTACTTTGCGGAGTTTCAAGTTGTCTTTAGCGGCGGGAGAATTGAGACGTTTCCAAATGGGGATTACATACAAATCACAATACTGGACGATATAGCATGAGCGGTATAACTCAAACCACACCAAGCAGAGAGCCTTTATTTGTTGATGATGTCAGAAATTATTTAAGGCTAGACGATGACGTAGAAGAAACGCTTATTGTCGCTTTGATTGCGGCGGCTAGGCAATGGGCGGAGAACTATACGGGCAGGGCGTTTATTACGCGAACAGTCAATCAATTTCATGATAGCTTTAATTACCACAACACCTACATTCCAGAGGGGTTTTATACGGGGATACACAAGAACCACCCTGACGCGTTCATTGAGCTTGCGATGACGCCTATCGCCACGTTTACAGAGGTTAAGGCTATAGATGATGCGGGTTCTGAGACAACGTGGGACGCAGCAAATTATTATGTTGACACGGTGCGGGATGTTCCAAGGCTAGTTTTGCGGGATGGCGGTTCTTTCCCTAGTGATTTGCGTTCCGCAAATGGCCTTAAGCTTGTTTATGATGCGGGATATGGAGCAAGCCCGATTAATATACCTGTCGCAATTAAGATGGCTATGATGCAATACTGCACCTTTATGTACGAACATAGGGGCGACTTTGAAAGTTCCCCGCCGCCACAGCCGCCTATTATTTTGAAAAATTTGCTTATGCCATATAAGATAATGCGTTTTGGCGCTACGCCTTACACTAACGCGCTGAAAGTGGGCATTGGATAATGGCTGTCGGAGGTATGCGCTTTAAACTTCAGCTTCAATCACCAACGCGCACTACGGATGCGGGTGGTGGAGCTTCTATTGCTTGGGCCAAGGTCGCTGATGTTTTCGCCTCAATAACGCCCAAAAACTCAACAGAGCAAGACTTTGCTGACAAGCTGCGCGATAGATTGGAGAGTGTGGTTCGTATTCGCTATCGCAATGGAGTTACTACTGCCAATAGACTTGTGCAGACTTTCACTAGGGATGGCGTTACCACAACAAGGACTTTTACAATCAAAGGCGTCATGAACGTAGAAAATAGATTTAGATACCTTGATTTAGATGTAGAAGAAGGGGTGGCGGTTTGAGTATTGGCGTCAAGGTAATTAGAAAGCCCAGTTACAAAACCATCGAAGGCGCGTATAGGAAAGCTGCAGAGCAAATAATCGCGTCTGGCCTTCAAGATACTATGAACACCGCAAAGCAAAGTATTCAAACCAACTCTGGCGGTGGTCGGACTTATGAAAAATATAACCCAAAAAGAACGCACACAGCATCATCGGCGGGCAATCCGCCTAATACTGACACGGGTTTTTTAGTTAGCAATATCCATGTTGTATTAGACATTGATGGGTTGGGCGGTTCTGTTGAAAGCCGAGCAGATTATTCTGGATTTTTAGAGTTCGGAACCAGCAAAATGCAAGCTAGGCCATATTTACAACCCGCTTTAGAGCAAAATAAACCCAAAATCAGAGCAAAGTTTAGACGCCTCAAAGCGAAGGGGGTATAATGAGTTTACATTCTTGGCCTTTGCAGCAAGCAATATACTCCACGCTTAACGGAAATATAAAAACCGCATCAACCCTATCGGGGACGGTCACTTATGCGGTAACGGTTGCGAATGGGACGAATGTTTATGGGTCTGGTAACAAATACTATATCGAAGGCTTAACGGATGCTAGTCCAGTCGTCTCTTTAACTAGGGGGCGCACTTATCGGTTTACCCAAGCGGATAGCAGTAACACAAACCACCCCTTGCGGTTTTCTACTACGCCAAACGGAACACACGGAGGCGGCTCTGAATATACAACTGGTGTCACCACAGGCGGGACGGCGGGGAGTGCAGGGGCTTATACCGAGATCACAATAGGTGCAGATACGCCAACGCTGTATTATTATTGCCAATACCACAGTGGTATGGGTGGCACGGCTAATATAGTGGCTGATACAACGCGAAGTGACGTGCCAGTATATGATGATGTCCCAGAGGGGGCAGACGCACCTTACATTGTTATAGGAGAAGAAACTGCTATTGATGCGGCGGTTAAGGATAAGGATGCTCATGAACATACACTTACTCTCCATGTTTGGTCTGAATATCGCGGTAGGTACGAAATTAAAACCTTAATGCAAGAGGTCTATTCAAAACTGCACGATGCTGCTATAACTGTAACAGATGCTTCTCTGGTTTTGATACGTCATGAGTTCTCAACCACACTTGAAGAAGCGGATGGTATAACGAGGCACGGGGTCATGAGGTTTCGCGCTTTAGTTTTTGACACATAGGAGACTTTAAAATGGCGGCTCAAAAAGGTTCAGCGATGTTGTTGAAAATCGGCACCACCGCTGCTGATGCTTCAACAGATACTTATGCAACGATTGGCGGCTTAAGGACAACGAGCATTACGCATAATGATGATGCGGTAGATATTACCACGATAGATAGCGCTGGAGTTAGAGAGCTAATTGCACAAGGTGGCATAAGGGCTGTCAGCATATCAGGGAGCGGCGTCTTCACTGATGCAACTTCCGAAACCACATTGAAAAATGCTTTTGGCGCTGCAGCATTTAGCAACTTTGAAGTTGTTATCCCCGACTTCGGTTCATACAAGGGAAAGTTCATGGTCGCTTCATTGTCTTATAGCGGTGAGTACAACGGAACCGTTAGTTATGACGTTACTCTTGAGAGTAGCGGAGCAATAGCATTTTCATAAGTGAGGGGTGATTATGGCTTGGGAAGCTATTGAATGCGAGATCAATGGCACGAAAATTTCGGGTCATAAAAAAGGATCATTGTTTACGGTTCCCTTTATCGGGGCAATTGAAATAGGCAATGAGATCAGTGTTGGCAGCGCTAAGTTTAAAATCACTTACGTTGTGAATGTTGGTAATAGGAATGAGATTTACAATCTCACAACAAAGGAAATAAAAGGTGGAAAATCGAAAACGCGGAGAGATGACGCTTGATTTAGGGGGCAAGACTTATAAAGCAAGGGTTACTCTCGATGCTATTATGAAGATAGAAACTGCATGTGGTGTCGGTATAGTTAAGGTATTATCTAATTTGACTGAGGGAACTTTAACGACCACGCAAGTTTGCGAAACCATTCTTCCAGTCATTAGGGGCGGTGGAAACGATCTTAACATCAAGGATGTACAAGAGATTGTTTGGCAGGCAGGCTTGGCTAATAGTATGCGGGCTGTGGGAGAGATACTCGCTATTGCCCTAATGGGTGGGCAAGATGAGGGAAACGAAGAAAAGGTGGTGAACGGTTAGAGGAATTGCCTTGGGACGAATGGATAAAATTAGCCCTTGGTAAAATGCGAATGACAAGTGATGAGTTTTGGTCTTTGTCCTTTCATGAATTTATTTTAGCCGTTGATGGATTCACAGAGTTTCATGGGGGTAAGCCACCGCCTCTAAGTAAAGAAGAGCTTGAAGACTTAATGGAAAGGTATCCAGACTAATGGCTACAACAGTTGATACCCTCCTTGTCCGCATCGAAGCGGATATGTCAGATATTAAGCGCGATCTTAACAACCTGCAAAAGGATACTCTTAGGTCGACCACGGCGGCGGGCGCTTCTTTCAAAAAGCTTGGAACAATTGTAAATGCTGCGGCGGTTGGTGTTATAGCCATTGCCGCTGCTCGTGCTGGCAAGGCTATGATTGATATGGCGGGTGATGTTGCAGAAATGCAATCTAAATCATCTGTGGTGTTCGGGCAATTTAGGGATCAAGTTGTATCAGATTTATCTGCATTTGGTGCAGAGGTTGGGAGATCATCTCATGAACTTGAGGGGATGGCTTCAAGCATTCAAGATACGTTTGTTCCAATGGGCTTTGCGAGGGGTGAAGCGGCAAAACTTTCTGTTGACCTTACTAAGCTTGCGGTGGATGTCGCATCTTTTAATAACGCTTCGGATGCCGAAACAATGCAAGCGTTCCAAAGCGCCTTGGTTGGAAACCATGAGACAGTCAGACGTTTTGGCGTTGTGATAACGGAGGCAACCTTGAAGCAAGAGCTTTTGCGGATGGGTATAACTCGCACAGGTGACGCCGTTACAAACGCAGAAAAAGTTCAAGCCCGTTTGAATTTAATTCTTGCTGGAACAACAGACGCGCAGGGAGACGCGGCCAGAACCGCAGACAGCTATGCTAATCAAGTTAAAGCGCTGACCGCAGAATTTGAAACTTTAGCGGTTGATATAGGCAATGAGTTGTTGCCCGCCGCGACCGATTTGGTTGAGCTGTTTAGGGATGGCTTAGTTCATATAAAATCATTTTTAGTTTTCGTAGGCGCTCTACCTGAGTTTGGAAGGAACGCAGAAGGTGTTACTAAGCAAATCGCAAAGTTAAATAGCGAGATAAGAGACTTAGAGGACGTTAAGGCGGGGAGGGCTGATGATAACGTACTGCAACGCCTAGGAAAATCGTTTTTAGAAGGCGGAGTCAGCTTAGATGAACAGATAGCTATGAAGCAAAGGCTTGTTGACGCTCGAGAGGCCGAATTAAAAACCCTTATGGCGGCGGCTCAAGCAGAAGCGGCAG